TGGCCCCATTTATCAAGGCATTCGTCGTAATACGTGCGATCAATGTTAGTTGTCATATAGTCATATCTCCGTTGTTGTTAGTTTTAGTTCGTTTGATAAATGTAAAACTCCACTACCTTCTCGCCAACTTCATGCTCCTCCCCATCGTATGAACTAATGAAATGCCCACGCCCATCACACCTGATCGCATCTTCGATAAAGTGATCAAGGTCCTCTATAAGAGCTTCCACAATGGAATTAGCGTTCTCACAAAGCTTCCCCTGCATTTCTTTAAGAGCTTTGATTTGATCGTCGTCTAATCCGTGTTTGGTGTGCGAACTAACAAACTCGGCATTAAATGCCCAAAGACTTTCTATAATACGTTCTGCCGCTAATTCGTCGGCCTCCTCATCAGTGAGCACAAGATATTCGTCTCCCTCTACCTCGTACACATTATCACCGTAAGATGCCTTGCTTACGTCACTAATGTTACATTGTAGGTGTTTTGCTAGTGCGTGGATCCGTGGATCCATTGTTTCTGTGTTTGTTGTGTTCATAGTCATGTCTCCTGTTAGTCGTTTAGTTGTTTTGTAGACAGCCAGTAATATGTATCGGGACAGAATTGCATTTCTGGCATTGTTAAAACGGTAACTAATGCGTCACCGCTTCTAATTGCATCGGCAATCATTTCGTGAACATCAAGCAATTCGGTTGGGCAGTCTCGTAGTAGTTCAATAGCTAATTCGTCGCGTGTCATAGTCCGTGTCTTTTTATAATATCTCGTTATGGTTAGTTAGCTGCAATCTCCTCGGCGTTATCGTTGTACTCAAGCCCGCCATCAAATCCAAAAGCCGGTGAATATGTCCAACTGTATTCGTTCCAACCGTAACGCTCTTTAGCCACAAATTCACAATCGTCGGTGCTGCTACCTGTGATGGTTGCAACGTGCTCATTAGTCTCAATGCTGTAAATGTAAAGTGTGTTCATAGTCCGTGTCTCCTGTTAGTTGTTTTTATCCAGTTCGTTAATCTCTTCATCGTTTTCTTCTTCTTCTATGTAACCTTCACAGTGCGCCATATCTGCTACATCTGCTTCACTCATGTAGCGTAGGCATGAAAGGGCTACCGACTCCCACGAGATAATGCCTTGCTCGCAGAAATCAATTAGTTCGTTTGTCGCTTTTCGTGTTGTCATAGTCCGTTCTCCACTGAGAGTTAATCACTCTCTATGTAAACATAGTAATAGATATGATGCTTCACTGTCAACAAATGATTCATAATTATTTACACTGAGTAATACTAATAGGTTAGCTACGTATTCAAAGATATTCGAAAGAAAAGTAAAATAACATTGAATAAACTCTATGAGTCATCGTCGTATTTGACTGAGCGTAAAGACACGCATCGAGTAGACAACCGTGACTACTTCGCACAAGATGTAACCATAATGGCTTACAAGAGATATGGTGAAAACATAAAGATGACTCCGAAATATCCTTTTATCGGGTCGTATAGACACATGGCGCCTTATGCTAGAGGTAACCCATACTATCAGGTACGTAAGCGTATGGGGCTCACACAAGCTGCCCTAGGCGCTCTGATGGGATGCACATGGCAAGCGATTCAATACCGTGAGAAGAGCAAGCGCCTGTTTCACGTGATGGAACTCGTAGTACTCGCAGATATCGCAGAGATGAGTGACACGGACTTTATGAAGATGTTACGTGATATCGCATAGTTATAATAAATTGACCGATAACTTGCCTTATCGGGACACGCCACACATATATAGTTTCTTAGGTAACTACCTGTTTCGATTGGAAATCTGGGTAGGGAATCTCCCTATTAGAGCTACGTTTTCACTTTTAGTTTCAGATCGGAAACGCAAAGGTACCGGTACTATATATATATCCACACTCCCATATTTTTTTAGCCCTACGAGTAACCAAACAAAGTTATGAGTGATGAAACAAGCGAATCGAATGTAGAGGTGTTCCCGCCTATTATGCAGCCTAAGCCTCACACGAGGGACCATCAGCGTAATGAGGATTTGGCGCATCAGATTAGTGATTTGGGTAGGCTCGGGTTGTCGAAGGGTAATGCGGCTATAGCTGCGAGGGTAACGGTGTATGTTTTGGAGAAGTATTACCTAGAGGATTATTTGAGTGGTGTGACGGAGATGCAGCGTGGTTTAGCGTCTGTTGCGATAACTGAGGCTATGAATGGGAATACGCCTATTTTGTTACATTTGCTTAAGACTAAGTTGGGTTGGAGTGAGCAGCAGGTGATTGAGCATACTGGTGAGATTCGTGCTGTGGTTAGTTCCAAGCCGATGAGTAAGGAAGAATTTGTACAAAAGTATCTAACGAAAGATGAGGATGTGTAGTATGTATACATAGGCCATTGGTTCTTTAGTGGTGGGCGTTTTTGCTGTTTCCTGCTCCGGTACATGATTTGCGGGTTTGCTGAAGATTAACAGCGGTAGGCGACCTGACAATGGCTTTTTTAGTTGGGGATTTGTGTGACTAGAGCGTTATTTCCCAAGCAAGATGTTTGTTATTATTACCGGTGCCCTGAGTGCGGGTATATTAGCGTGGTTGTTACGTCACGTAAGTGGGCTAGCTGCGGGTCTGGGCATTGCGGTAGGAAGTTTGTTGTTAAGGATAATTTGGTTAAGCAGGCTGATTACAATCGTGCGCATGACATAGAGGACTAGTTTATGAATAAGACACCTGAAGAGTTGGCGGAAAAGTACGCAAATTCAGTAGAAGCCTCCTGCTGCGGTACAAGCGACATCATAATAGAGGCTGAGAAATCATTCCTCGCTGGCTACCAAGCCGCAAAAGATGAGTATGAGGCTAAACTAAAAGAAGTCAGCACAAACTGGACGTTTTGCTGTGAAGATAAAGCAAGATTGTTACAAGAGATTGCTGTTGCTCAAATTATGCCAGTAACCATTTTCCCGACGTCAGGACAATGGATCAGCGTAAAGGATCGGCTGCCGGATAGTTGGGATGAATACCTTGTTAATATAAGAAACCATAGATGCGAGCTTGCTACATTTACCGATTTTATAAATTCTTGGTGTTTGACTGGTTCTGATGCGGCTGGATTAGAAGATGATATTACCCACTGGATGCCGCTGCCTAAACCATTAGAGGAATAATGAACGAGCAAGATAAGCAATTTTTAGCGTGTTTATGTGTTTGGCTGGACTGGAGCATTTATCAGTCGGTTCAAAGTGTGGACAGTGAGTATCCTGATGATAGATCGTTTGAAAAAATACGGCTTCAAGCTAAAGAATTAGTAGAACAGTTTAGCAAGCCACCAGAGGAATAATGGGCATAGAACACCGCATGAAAGATGAGTCAGAACAGACCCGCCGTTGCCCTTGGTGCAATCACATCAGTACCGTAAGCGTTGTGGATGGTAAAGATTTCTACTTTTACTGCCAGAATCCTACATGTAGTGTAGAGCGGATATACGGTGATAATGCGGTTATGACAGGTGGGTATGATTCAGCAGACCGAGAGATACTTTAAGTGCCCTGAGTGTGGTGCCGTCGCAGTGGTTGATGAGGACATTGAGCCAGGCGAGTTTGAGACGTGTCTCGAGTGCGATGAAGAGATAGACCCACGGACTAACCCGGCTATTTGGGAAGAGTTCTGGGCGTACTGTCAAAAGCTCAAACTTTAATAAAGACAAGACAGTATGGTGGTGCTAATGTGGCCCACATGATACTTGGATATCCTAGAGAGCACATATGGGAACGACTTTCTCGATACATTGTGCAAATTCCGTTTAGTGAATGTCATTTTTGGATTGGCGCATTAGGACGAAAAAACGGATACGGGTGTTTTAAGATTCGAGAAAAAGGTAATCGCAAAAACTGCAAGCAATATAAAGCTCATCGTCTTATTTACGAATTTACAAAAGGCGAGATTGGCAACAAACATGTCCTTCATAAATGCGATAACCCCTGTTGTGTAAATCCTGATCATTTGTTTTTAGGAACGCATCAAGACAATATGCAGGATATGACAAGAAAAGGTCGGATTTGGCATGGTTCTAAACATAAAGATGCAAAACTTACGCCGGAGCAAGTTTTAGAAATTCGCAAATTGTATGCAGAAGGCGGGCACACTACACGAAGTTTAGGCATAAAATATAACGTTGACGGCAAACACATACATAACATCGTGACCGGCAAAAAATGGAAAATAGTGAGTTAGATCAGAATGTTAATGTGGTATGGCGACCACAATCCGGTCCACAAGAAACCCTAGTACACTGCCCCATTACCCTTATAGGCTACGGCGGTGCCCGTGGTGGCGGTAAGACTGATGGGGTCTTAGGTAAGTTCGCTATCGTTCAAGAGCAGTTTGGCGTTGATTTTAACGCTATCTTCTTTCGTAAAGAGTTACCCCAGGCGGATGACTTAATCGAGCGAGCAAAGCAGATATACTTACCACTAAAAGCTCACTGGCAGGACCAAAAGAAGCAGTTTACGTTTCTTAATGGTGGAAGGTTACGGTTTAGGCCATTGTCTGATGATTCTGATGCTGAAAAGTATCAAGGGCAGAATCTTAGTCATTGTGCGGTAGAGGAGGCGGGTAACTACGCTGACCCTGCACCTATCTGGAAACTATTCGGAGCGTTACGAGGTAAGGGTGGTGGGCAAGTTATTCTTACCTTTAACCCAGGCGGTATAGGTCACGGATGGCTTAAAGAGCTGTTTATTAGACCATCGCCAAAAGGCATGAAGCTCTTGCGCAAAGACCTCCCTAACGGTGCTGGCTTTGATTACATTTATATCCCGTCCCGAGTACACGATAATCAAATACTGTTAGCTAAAGACCCAGAGTACATTAACCGATTGCACATGGTTGGCTCGCCAGAGCTGGTCAGAGCATGGCTAGAAGGAGACTTTGAGATCCATGAAGGTAGTTACTTTCCTGAGTTCAGTAGCAAGCATATCGTTAGTCCTTTTAACGTGCCTAAACATTGGCCTCGCTATCTTGGTTATGATTGGGGTTTTCGTAGTCCTTTTGCCGCTGTATGGGGTGCTGTTAGTTCTGGCAGGGATGACTCCGGTAACGAAGTCCCATACCCCAAAGGAAGCATCGTTATTTATAGAGAATTGTGGGGCAAAGGAGTCGATAACGTTGAACAGGCAAATAGAATTGCTTCTCTCTCCGTCGGAGAAAATCCACTAGGCTATGCTGACCCGTCTATTTTCAAACATGATGGTGGACCAAGCATTAACGACCAACTTACCCAAGTTTTTGGAAAGTATAAGCACCCACCGTTTAGAGCGGCTGACAATGATAGGTTGTCGGGTTGGTCACAGATCAGACAAAGGTTGGTTAATAAGCCACCGTTGCTGTATATTTTTGCTACATGTCCGTATCTCATCCAGACCCTTCCCGCTTTGGCAATCGACAAACGGAAGCCAGAGGATGCCGACAGTGCAGGCGATGACCATTGCATGGATGCTTTGCGCTATATGTGTAAGGCAAGATTGGTTGACAGCAAGTGGGAACAACCTGCGGAAGTCTTCAACAAAGGTGTTATTAAGTTACAAGCGTATATTGCGCAAATGCGGCAGCAAGCTAGTAGGCCAAAAATATGAGTGATGAATCAGTTATCAAGCGTTTCTCCGGTGCCTATTGGAAGAGTCAGATTAACCTCGCTTTAGAGCGCCGAAAGACCTTTATTACTGCGGCTGAAGAGTCTATCCGTGTTTATAACGCTCAAAAAGATGTTGGTATCATGCGTGATACCGAGCGCCGTTTGAACGTGTGGTGGTATTGCGTCAACACTCTTTTACCAGCTTATTACTCCTCCACACCCAAAGCTGAAGTAACACTACGCAAACGCTCAGGCGGCACCTTGCATGAGGCTTCCGCTGTTATCTTAGAGCGAAACATCCAGTACCAGATGGATATGGAGTTTAACTTTGATCAGGTTGGCTACACGGCAGCTCTGCAATTTTTGCTTACCGGCCAAGCTGTTTTGTGGGCAAGATATGCTTTTGAGTCAGAAGTGCAAAAGCAAGAGATGGTCCTGTTTCAAAATCCAGACGGCACTCTCGTTGATTCTGACAATGAAACCTACGAAGGACCTACTGATATCCTTACCGCTGGTCCTGGTAACACTTTGATCGTTCCGATGGATATTGAGGTTAAAGAGGATGAGCGAGCAATCTTAGAGACGGTTCAATACAATGACTACATTTGTTCTGATGCTCGTAACGAGTCAGAAGTAGAATGGCGTGGGCGTAGGGCTTACCTGAATCGTAGCCAAGCAGTAGAGCTTTTTGGAGAAGATGTAGGTAACAAGCTAAAGTTTGACAGCTTCCCAGAGGCTATAAAGAAAGACTTTAATCGTGACAGAGGGAAGTACGAGGGCAAGGCAGAGGTTTACGAGATTTGGTGTTACGAGTCTGGGCAAGTTTATTGGATTCAAATGACTGGCGAGAAGTCGCTACTTATGGAATCAGAGCCACCTATAGAGTTTGAGAAGTTCTATCCTTGTGTTGTTATCGCTCAAAGCCAAGACCCAGACTCGGTTATTCCAGTATCAGACTACTCTCACGTTAAAGACCAGATTCTTGAAATTGAGAGAATGACTACCCGTATTCATGCGGTTACTCAGGCTATCAGAACAAACGCAACTTACGATTCCGCTATCGGTAGCCAGATTGAACAGCTAATGATTGGTGACTTAAAGATGGTGCCGACGATTAACTGGCCGTCTTATAAGGCTCGTGGTGGATTGCAAAACAGCATTGAGTTCATGCCTATTGCACCGTTCGTAGAGGCGCTTGGAACATTACAGGCCGCTCGTCAAACAGCTTTGTCACAGCTTTATGAAACACTCAAAGTATCCGATTTACTACGTGGCACCAGTGCCGAGTACAAAACAGCAACTGCAAACAGACTCGAAAACGCTTGGTCCTCGCTCGGTCTTATCGTTCGTCAGAACATGTTTACTAAGTTCATTTCTGACGGTATCGGAAATCTTGGCGTCATCGTTACTACGATGTTTGAAAAGAACAAGATAATGAATGTAGCTGATGCGCCACAGGTATTACTACCGTTGGTGCCAGCAACACCGCCAGCTCCTCCGCTAGATCCAAATCTCCCGCCAGAAATGCAGCCTTTGCCACCACCACCAATTGATCCAAACATGATGGTAGCGGCAATGGAAGAACAAATCATGGCACTGTATCGTGATGACGATCAGTTTAATTACCGCATCCAGATTGCGTCTGACAGCATGGTGGCAATTGACCAAGCTCAAGACCAGGCAGAAGGCGCACAGCTTATGTCTACGTGCGGCGAGTTTTTCAATCAGATGAAAGCTCTGATTGAGCAGTACCCACCTCTACTAGAGTTTTCTATTCAGTTGTTCCAGAACGTCATTAAACGATTTAAGGGAGGCAAAGAGCTGGATGGCATCTTTACGAAAGCTCTTAAACAAGTTGGTGAAATCTCTGCGGCTAGAGAGGAGGCAGCTAAGCAACCGCCTCCACCGGACCCTAAGACGATTGAGATACAAGGCAGAATGCAAATTGCGCAAATTGAAGCACAAGCTAGGCTGCAAGCTGCGCAAATGGAAATGACTGATGCCCATGACAAGAACATGATTAGTTATCAAGAATCTCAGTTAAAGATGCAACGTGATCAAGTTGAGTCTCAATTGAAGATTCAAGCGCAGCAATTCAATGAGTATGTGAAGCAGCAAGAACTTGGGTTGGGTCAACAGGAATTGCAAATCAAGTCTAATGCCGTTCAAGTTGACATGCTTAAAGTTCAAGCTATGTCGCAATCGGATGCAAATAAGCAAGCGATTCAACAAGAGACTAATCGCATGTCTCAAATACTTGAGATTCAGAAACTTGAGTTAGAGAATATGCGAGTGCGTTTAGCTGAATCTGAGAAGTTGATGGAAGAGCGCAGACTTCAAAACGAGCAGCAGCTTGATCAAGTCCGAATGACAATGCAGACGATTCAGACGCCAATGAAAACGAAATCGCAGCCAGTTGTTATTAACAACATCATCCCAAAGCCAAGTATAAGTTAGGTGCAATTCTTCGTGAAAAGTTGTATGAAAACATAAAGCCAGACGAGGTACAGGGTTTAGAGCGCACCAAGCGCATCAAGCTGCTGTTGTTAGCCCTGGTGATGGATGACTAATGAGCAAATACAAACTGTTTCAATACTGTCCTATACAGCAAAAAGTTGTTCCGATTGATGAAGTTCAAAAAGAACGCTTTTGTCGGGATCTCTTCATTCAAGATGAGATGCCACCGACACGAAATCCGCTTAATCCTAAAGAAATATATACAAGCAAATCAAAGCTCCGATCCGCTTATCGTGCGGCTGGCGCTGTAGAAGTCGGTGATGCTTACGACCGTGGGTATGTTCCTGAGAAGGAAACGCAACGGTCTGAAAAGCAATTAGTCGATAAAATGATGCGTAATTTACGGGAAAGATATGGCCGATAACACACAAGACATTGACGCTACAGAAGTACAGTCAGACCGCTCCGCTCAAGAACGCTTGAGTATTCGTGATGCTTTGCAACAACAATTTGACCAGCCAAAACAAGCCGAGAACGAAATTGAGGCCGAAACAGAAGCACAAGAGAAAGACCAAAATGTTAGTGACAGCGTTCCAAATACAGCTGAGACAGAGGTAAAGCCTGGTCTGCTCCCACCAGCAGATATGCGTAAAGAGGAAAAAGAAGCATTCCTCAATCCAACGGCTGAAAATGCCCATATTTTGCAATCCTATTTGAATCGGCGAGCGTATGAAACTCGGTCAGATTATAGCCGTAAAATGGCCGAAGTTGAGGAGTTACGCAAAAACACATCGTCAGTATACGACACTATCAAGCAATATGAAGAAGATTATGCAAAACAAGGTATTAGCCTCGGAGACATAGCCAAGCGGTCAATTGCTTGGGATCGAGCCATGCAAACTAATCCTGTAGAGACTGCCCGCGAATGGCTGGAGTCTTATGGGTTGTCTTTAGAGGAACTTAATAACTTTCAATCACAGACCCCTCAAGCTCCCCAAAACTACCTCACACGGGCAGATGCCGAACAGATTGCAGAGCAACGGATGCAAGCGTTGATGCAACAGCAAGAGCAAAAAGCCGTTGAGTATTATAATCAGAAGGTCGTAGAATCCTTCATGAATAGTAAACCCGTATTTCGGGATCCAGAAACAGCTGCTCAAATTGAGGCTGATATGGCTCCGGTAGTACAGGCATTAACGGGAACTGGACGCTACAGCTCTCCAGAAGAAATCCTTGATACTGCCTATAACTACGTCATTAACGGGAATGCGGCTTATTCCAGTCTAGTTTCTAAGATGACTGCTAAGCCCATAATTCAAGAACAAAAGGCAGCGGTCCAAAAGGCCAAGGCTGCGTCAAAGTCAAT